ATGGCTAAAGCGACCTATATCTATGCATGCGGGCACGGCACCGGCTCGGTTGATGGGCACAACCGCGCCGCGGCCGAGCGGCGCGCTGAGTGGATGGGCAATCACCAACATTGCTGGGCCTGCGAAAAAGCGGCGCGCGCTGACGCCGCCGCGCGTGCAAGCGATGAGTCGGGTCTGCAGCCGCTCACTGGTACGCCCAAGCAGATCGCATGGGCCAATCGCCTGCGCGCCGAAGCTGTTGAGAGCATCGATTATACCATCAAGGTCCTGCGCGGCCGCGTCGCGCAGGAGAACGAGGCGTTGCTCGCCGAGCTCGACGACGCGCTGAAGCTAGTCGTCACCGAGACCGTCGCGCGGACCGACGCGCGTTACTGGATTGACGACGGTGCCCATGCCCTCCGCGATTCCGGCCGCCTGCTCAAGCATCTGTTGTCTCGCGGCCTGCTCCCCGGCCTGGCTGCGGCTCACCAAGCCCGGTCCGACGTCTGATGGACACTCTCGATCTCTCCGTTTTGACGGACGACCAGATCATCACTCTTATGCGGGCGGCGATGCGCGAGGCCGCAGGCCGGATGCCGGCCTGCCAATCTGCCATGCGAGAGGCCATGCTCGACGAAGCCGAGCGCGCGCGAGTCGCGGCTGCGGCTACGGAGGCGGAAATGGCCGCAATCCGCGCGCGCGAACGCCAGCGGATCGCTGAGGAGGCGGCGGCGGCTGTGCGTGCCCAGCACGCGGAGCGGGAGGCGGCAATCGCCCGCCAGCGGCAAACCGCCGCGGCCGACGCAGCCCGCGCCCGCCAGCAGCAGATTGACGCCAGGACACGCGCCTGGCTGATAAAAGCCTCGGCGCTGGTCGATCACCCCGCTGCCGATTTGAGCATCGTGATCGCGGACACCCGTTACGGCCGCCGCGCGATGATCAATCGCGGCGACAATCGCTACACCAAGGATCATTTGGCCGACTTTTCCTTGGCGGACGGCACCATCCGCACCAAGCCCGCGCTGGTCAAGCGCAAGGCCGACCTCGCTGCCTTTTTTGGCGAGCTCACCGCAAGCAACCCGTCCGGCACATATCATCTTTGCGGCTCTCGCTGCGATTGGACCTGACCGATGCCCGGCACATCCGTCACCAACCCGTTGCAGGCGATCATCGCCTCCGCCGCCAAATCGACGCCAGCGGTTACTGGCGAGACCGCGCGCCATCAGGCCCGATTTGCCGCCGCCGGCACCGCGCGGCTGATCCTCTGCGATGTTTCCGCGTCGATGGGTCTCCCGGCCGGCGGTAATCGTCGGCGCATCGACCATCTGCGCGACGCGCTGCGCCACGTGCAGAGGCCGGAGCATCGCGTGATGGCGTTTTCCGTCGATGCGGCATGGGTCAACGGCGTGCTGCCCGAGCCCCACGGCTGCACTGATATGGCGCTGGCCATCGAGCGAGCATGGCCCGAAAGGCCGGTCGCGACGCTGGTGATATCGGATGGCGAGCCCGACAGCCCCGAGCAAGCGCTCGCCGCGGCAGCCAGACTATCCGGCACGATCAACGTTTTGTATTGCGGCGACGAGACCAATCTGGAGGCGATCAATTTCATGCGTCGACTGGCCCGCGCCGGGTGTGGTCGCTGCCACGTGCACAGCTGGGCGACTCAGGCGAGCACGCCGATCGCGCATACCATGCAGATGCTGCTGGGGGCGCGCGGATCGTGAACGTCGCCCGATACCCCAAGCACCGGCCAGTGCTCGGACCGCGCATGGTCATTGACGGCGCCGATCTCGGTGCTGCGATGACGCCGGCCGACGTACTGATCGCGATCCGCCAATACCTTGAGCTCGAAAACGACGAGATAATCGCCGCGATGCGCGCCGGCGCCGATCGCGTTGAGGCCGATCTCCTCACTGGCGCGGCGCCCGCGGCACTCGACATGCTCGGGGTCGACGATCGTAAGGCGCTCGTCGCGGTGGCGCGATCGGTCACGCCGTCTCGCATCGACGCTTGGCGCCGGCGGCATCGGCAGATGACCTGGCCGGAGATTCGCATCCTGCTGCTCGGACTGCGGCTGATGCTGTAGACGCCCGCCGTAACTACCGCTTGACGTAATACACTGGTTGTGTATTATGTCGCGAGAGGCTGGATTGGCCAGCCTGACAGGGAGATATACCATGGATATCACTTTTAAGCCCTACACGCGTCGCGACGGCGCGCTGATGCTCTACATCAACCGGTCCAACGGTGTTTCGGTTGGCATCTCGCCCGAATGTGGTTTCGCGCCCTACGGGAAAAATTCCACCCAAGGGAAGCGCAACCTCTGGCAGGCAGCCCACAAGGTGATCGCCGAGCACGGGCGCCGCTTCACGGGCGATCTCGCCCAGCACCACGAAACCGGTTTCTGCGCGCCCGCCAAGCTGGCGAACGGCTGGATATTGGTGGGCACGGATATCGCCGAGATTGGCGGCATGACGGTCGGTTCTGATGGCGCGTATCTGATCGCGGATGGAATGATTCTCCGATGCGGAGTGCCGCTCGAGGAGCCGATGGAGCGCGAGACCGAGGAATGCGACGAAGTGGCATGACGCCAATCGCTTTGCTCATCGACCGCTGCGGCCTCTCGCAAAGGGAGGCCGCCGCGGCCCTGGGCGTCCGGATCGACACAGTGAAATCCTGGGCGGCCGGCCGAAACCCCACGCCCGCCGGCGTCATCACCCAGTTGCGCGAGCTATATTGCCAAATCGAGCGCGCGGCGGCCGAGGCGCTGGCGCAGATCGCTGTGCTGCCGCAGTCCCCGGACCTGGTGGAGTTGGGCATTTCAGCCGACGACCATGAGGCACAGTCGCTAGGTTTTCCGTGCGTCGGCGCGCACGCGGCGGTGCTGGGGCTAGTCGTGGCCGGCGCCACCGAGCCATGCAGGATTGTGCCGCGCGGCAGCACCGCAGCCAGCGCCGCGGCGTGCGATCAGACGGACGCGGGATCGTTTCCCGTGGCGCGGGCGCAACGGCCGCGCTATCGTTAATCGCGTTTTGCAACCAGGGAGTTTGCCCGATGCTCAAAGCCGCGTTGTTTACCGCCTCCGCCTTGGCCCTCGCACGACCAGCTTTCGCCCAAATCACCGTTGTGCATTCGTTGGACGGCGCCACAGAAGGCGGCGGCAGTTTCGTGAGCACCTTAGTGCCCAACGCGACCGGGCAAATCATTTACGGGCTCGGGTCCAACACCGCGTTTCAAATCGGCCCGACCGGCGTTTACAGCGACCTGTTCGCGCTTCCGGAGGGCGAAAGCCCCTACGGTTCTCCGGTCGCTTACAGGCCAGGGCACCTTTTCTGGGCAACGTCCGACAGCGGCGCGCACAAAGCAGGCGAGGTGTTGATGGCCTCGCTCGCTACCGGGAAAATATCTAGACTACACACGTTCGGCAAAGCGCAAGGTCTCAGCGAGCCCGTCGGGATTTACGCTGGGCCGGGCCAGAACCTGTTCGGGTTCGCGCGCCAGGGCGGCGCCAACGGCTCGGGCGGCATCTACGAACTCGACGCCACCACATTACAGTATTCGCAGGTATTGAGTTTTCCCGCCAATTTCGACGGGAATTACAACAATCCAGGCGTATTGGATGGGTCCGGCGTGTTCTGGGGCACCGCGCGGGTCGCGTCAGGCTACGATTTCTGGTCATTCAACACCATCACCGGGGAATTCAACCCGGACGTGGCAAGTGTCACCGGCACGGACAACGGCACCGACCAGGCGATCACCGCCGAATCGGCCGACGGCGACCTTTACGGGGTCGCACGGTTCGGCCTCAATCAGCAATGCGGCGGCATCTGGCAGTTCAGCCCCGCTACCGGCGTCTACCGGGTGCTGAAGGCATTCATTACGGTCTGCGAGGTTCCATCCGCCCCCACCGTGGACCCAGCCGGAAACCTCTATTTCGGGCTACTAAAGTCCGGCATCGCCGGGCTCAGCGAAAGCTATTTCGCCGAGCTGTCCGGGTCCGATGCCAGCCTGACCACGCTCGCGACGTTCGATGGTCCACCCGGCCCCGCCGGCAACACCGGAACACCGGTCATCGCGCGCGGGGTTGTCTACGACGTCAGCGCATTCGGCGGAACGGACACCACGGACTGCCCAGCGAAACCGTTTATTCCCGGCGGCTGCGGGACAATCTGGACCTACCCGACCGCGCCGTGATGACCGCGTCGACGGCCATCGCGCAATGGCGGTGGCCGGCGACGCATCGCCTCATCGGCTAGGCAACTGCGCCAGAACCCCGCGCGCCTGATCCTCAGTCAGTGACCGGTGCACAACAATCGCGTTCGCCGCTGCCACCGGCGGCGGCGTGGAGGGAGTTCCGGACTCTTCGGCGACCACCACCGGCAGCAGCGCCGCGGCCGCGCTCGCGTAGCCGCTGTAGGGTGCCGGGAGCGCCGTCGCGTAAGGAGCCAGGTCCCTGACCGCCAGGTCGATCGCTGCCACAGCGGTCGCGGACCCCGATACCGCAGTCACGTCGGAAAGTGCAATCTGGGCCTCAGCAATATCGGCCTGCACCTTTGCGGCATTATTGCCCAACGCGGTCGCCAACACGGGCTCCAGCGCCACCAGCCCGTTGACGATCAGTTGCGCGTCCGCGAGCCACGGCACCGCAGCGCAGCTGCTCAACGCCCCCAGAAGCCCCGCGCACAACAAAACGCCGGCGATCGGCGCCTTGCTGGCAATCACGCCGGATGGCGGAGGCGGCGCCGGCGGCGTGGCGGGCGCGGCGTTGCGATAATTCCCCGAGAGGAGACGCAGGATATTATATGCATCGGTGTAAAATCCTTTCGCTCCGTCCGCAGGCACCGGCAGGTAGGGCATCGCTCCATGCGCGATCAGCAATATCAGAATCGCCGCCGCGCCGATGTAACTGGTCGCATGTGCGCCGAACAAAATAGTCAGCTGCGCCATGATCGGCGCCAACCCGGAAGTGTCCATTTCAGTCTCCTTGTTTGTGGTTGGTTGTGTGATTCGCCAGCGTCAGGCCGGCACCTGGCGCGGGACGTTCCACTCGCACCGAGTGCGCGCCAAGCGGTATTGCGGGTGGTCTTCCGACCATGCGAGGTCACTTGCTTGCGCGTTGACGATACATCCCATCATGGTGGAATTTTCCGGTGCCGCAATCCGGTGTTCGGTGCAAACCTTCGGGTTGCTGCGCAAACACCAAACCAGGACCAGGGTAATCATGCGTCGATAGCCTGCTGGAAAACCGGGATGTTGTGCTGCGAGTCCGCCGAGCCGCCACAGGTATTGTAAAACTCTTTGTGGTAGGCACTCATTCTCGGGGCGTCGTTTGCGTCCGGCAAAGCTTCGGGCGCGCGCATGATCTTTATCCGCGCCATCGCGCACGCATAAGCCAGATTGGCTTGCAGCTGGGTGTATTCCGGCTGTCTATTCATCAAGCATGCCATCGCCGTGACCAGGCTGGGACGCAAACGGATGAAATTGTCCCAGCAATCATCGTGCGTCGCGGGTTCCATCTGCCACAGCCCGATCGCGGGCCCTCCACCGATCTGCGCCAGATATTCCGCGCCGCTTTCCACCAGCGCAATTCCGGTCAGCAGATTCACCGCCGCCTGCGACGAATATCCAGCCGGCAACGCGGCCAGGGTGGGCACCACGACCAGACTCTTCAGGTGAACGAGAAACAGCCCACTCATTTCGGCATCACGACAGAAATGCACCCCGTGCCCAGCGCATCGAGGTAATGCGTGTAGATGCTCCCGAACAGGTAGCCAGCAACGAACATCGGCAGCGCGCATCGCAACAGGAATTTCCGATTACGGACGACATCGATCATTGCCGCGATCATTGCAGAATTTCCTTCATCACCCTGATCCAATGCGTTCCGCCGCTGGCCAATGCAGCAGCAATACCGGTGATCGCGGAGGCCAGAAGCGCCAGACCACGGCCCACGATCGCGGCGCGCAGCTGCACCGCGCGATCCTCACGCCGCAACCCCTCGTCGATAAACCGCGCCACGCGATCGCGCCGCTCCGTGTCGCGGTCGCCATTGCTTTCCACGTTGAAGCCCAGCGCAGCGCTGACATTTTCCCGCACGTCACGTGTCCGTTCCGCGTCCGTCCTATCATGCATGGCCTTTCCTTGGCTGTCCTGGAGCGGTCAGAACCCGAGTTCGATCACGGGCATGAAATTCCCCGAAAGGACAGAGGCGGTGCCGAAACTGGAGACGGATGTGACCGTCGATGCCGCGTAGTAACCATTGGTCGGACCCGCCGTCGACCCCGCATTACCCGCGCTGCCGCTGCCCACCACATATTCCCCGAACAGGCTGGGCGTCGTGGAGCTCAGCCCGGTAACCGAATACACTGTATCGCAAATCAGCGCAGGCACATACCACCCCTGGGCCAGCGTCGCTGGCGTGGCGAGTGTGGTGGTGATGGCGCCGGCGGCGGTGCCATTGGTCACTGAGATATTCCCCGTGTCGGCATTGGTGACCAGCGATCCCGGCTGGTCCGTAGTGCCGGAAATAGCGAACACGTATTCGCGGCAATTCCCGGTCGCGCTGGCGGACGAGGACAAAACAAAACCCAGAGTTTTGAGGCTGATGCTCGAATTCGGGACATAAAAAAGTGCACCATACCGCCGGTTGACCACCATGCTGCCGGACCCGATAGACCCCCCCATCGCAGTGCTATACCAGTTGTTGGCCTCCAGTCCGTGCGGCAGGGAAAACGGGCTGGCGGCAGTCGCGGTTGGCGCGCAACTCGCCACATACGCACCATCCACGATCTGCGTGCCGCTGCTATTGCAAGCGGGCGTCGGCACATTGATCACCACGCCGGAGCCCACCGTTCCGCTCCCCATCTGCGCGGGCGTCAGCGTGCTGCTGGCGGTCAACACAGTGCCTGGAATTTCTGCGGTCAAAAGCTGGCTGGAAGAATTCAACGCCGCCACGCCGCTTGCCACGTTGACCTGAGCAGTGGTGATCACGTTGGTTGGCAGTTGCGTGGACGTCAGATGCCCCGTGCCGTCCAGGGTAGCGACGCCGAAACTCGCGCCGAGCTGGCTGGACGCAACGTAGTTTGCCAGTTGCGACGCAAGATATCCCTCGCTCGTTGCCCAACTCGGGTTCGCATCGGCACCGCTATCGGTCGGGATCGAGGGCTCGGCCTCGAACGTTAAAATCCCAGTCGCGCGCGCCGCACTCAGCGCGCAGCCGAGCGATTTTCCATCGTCATCAAAAAGTTGCGCGAGGCACGGCGAGCTACCCACATTAAAATTCAGGGTCAGCGCCGCGCCGGCCAGCGGCGTAACGATACCCCTAACCACCACCTGGTCGGCTCCCGGATTGGTGGAGATTATCGTGTAGGGCGCGGTGAAATACCCGACCTCGGCGGTCATACCGGATTGGAAAGCAGGCGGCGCACCGCTCACGGTCAGTGTGGTGTACCCCGGGCTGGGCGTCGCGGAGGTGTAGAAGGAAACGGTCAGACTGGTGACAGGAGCCGTCTCCGCATCGGTGCCGATACCATAGGCCGCGCGCGTGGCCCCGGCCGCATTGGAATAGAGCTGCGTCTGCTCGGCCGCCGCGACGCCGCAGGAAATCGCGCCCGCGCTGCCGGACAGCACCCCATTGCACCCCGCGAGGTAAACGCTACCCAGAACATTGAATGCACCCTGGGTGTAATTCCCGCCCGTGGTCGGGTCCGTCGGATCGCCGTTGACCCCATTGATCGTCACCTCTGCTGCGGATGTCGGGTCGATCGCTGCCCACAGAGGAGGAATATCAGGGGTATTGATTGACGACCCATACGCAGACCTGTCCGTCGTTACATAAAGCTGCTGCACCGCGGCCTGAGACGCCGCGTTGGTCGCGGGGCCGACCACGATCGCGGTTGCCCATTTCGGGAGGCCGCCGCCCGCGATGTTGAAGCTGCACCGCGCGCAGACATTGACTTCAAGGACCGGGCCATACGCGCCACCACTGTCCACGATATTCTGGAAAATCACGTTTTTGGTATCGAACGGGCTGGCGGACGGTTCTTCGCCGCTCATTTTCACCGCATCGAAACCGAATTGCTGGGAAATCGCCCACAGTGTCCCGAAGGTAATGCGGCTACCGCCCGGGTTCGCCTCGACCTGCTCGCCGTCGATCGACCCGATATCCACCAAATCCGCATTCGCCACCCCGTTTGACCCGGCATACGGATATAAATTCCCGAATGCATTGGTGTTGAATGACACCGCGCCTTCACATCTTACCATCGCGAATTGCAGCAGGGACGTCTTGGCCGTGCTGGTGCCTTCATTGTGTATAGAAATACATTCGCTGCCCGGACCATACGCCGTAATGTCGGCTTCGCCTTCGTCCGTGTTGGTCACGGACGCGAGGTCTGAATCCACGTCGATCACAGGCGCATCCACGTCGGTTTTAGACCCGTCGAACCGGCACCGCACCGATCCGGAAATTGTCGCCTCCTCCCATGCGCCCGCCGTGTCGCCGCTCGCCTCCGCGTAGCCCAACCGTAAACAGCTACCGCTAAAGTTCTCGGCTTCGACATTCTCGATATGCGAGAACTGACTTGTTCCTGAAATCGCATAGGCGTTTTGAAGGTTCGGCGACTCTTTCCACCCGAACAAAGTAATGTCTCGATAAGTGCATCCGGTGGCAGAGGCGGGAGCGATCGGGGTATTGCTGGCATAGATGCCGGCCTGGGGATACAGGATGGACGAATTGTCGCAGTCCAGGACGTTGCCGCTTGGAACGCGGGGGTCGATCACTGCGGTGGAGATATCGCCCGCGCCGGACCCGACCACCGACCCCTGGAAATTCACCGCCGGCGTCAATGCGGAGGCGAAATACGTGTTGCCGACCGGAAGATAGATCGGACGGTTGATCCCCAGCGCCGCGAGTGTCCCCTGCCAGGACCGGGCGGCGTTGAACGCGGGTGCATCATCAGACCCCGCCACGCCGTCCACCGCACCGCTGGGCGTGTAGCCGGGCGCGGTGGTCAAGGTAATGGTCTGGGGGGACTGCACCGACGCAATGCTGGTCATGAGCGGACCGGGGTAAAGATATTCCGAAACCGCGCCCATACTGCCCGCGCTCGCAACGGTTCCACCAGAAAGCGCCGCCACCGTCGCGCTATCGTAGCGTTTTCCGGGGTAGGTGACGATAATTTGCGCATCCATAAACGAAGCGGTGATGCGCGGCGGCACGGAACAAGGCGCCGCACCGAACGGCTGCGCGGGAAGAGCCTGGCCGGAGGTCGGAAAATGGTCGAAGAAAAACCCAGGCAGCCCCTCTGTCAGCAGCTCGCTGCCGCCGGTGGTGGAGCTCGCGGAAAGTACATAGGTCCCCGCGCCACCCGCAGTGCCGCTGCTCTGATACAGAATGTAGGTGCCCGGCGCGACATTGGTGCCGGAAAGCACATCTCCGATCGCAAGCGTTCCCGCCGCCGCACCGGAAAAAGTCGCGGTCTCGGTCACATTGATGCCGACCGTGGACGGCAGCGGCGAACTGATCTGGTAGACTAGAGTCGGTGTGGCCTGGATCTCCGAGACAACCGTTGGGCTACTGGTGATTCCAGGCCCGGAAATCACGTCGCCGATATTGATCTGCCCGCTGCTATAATTGACGGTGATAAGCGCGCTGCCGCCGCTGCCGGTCACGCTGGCGGTAGCGCTGGCAGGCACGGTGAGAACGGTGCCCGAAATACCGCCCGCGAATGTGCTGTTGCCGCCTGACATCGGGTTCGGTATCTGCGCGATCCCCCCGGAGATCGCGCCATTTACCACCGTTGCGGAAAACCAGATCGGCACATATCCTGCGCCACCGCTGTAAAAATCCCACGTGCCGTTCGGGCAATTCGCGCCGTCATCTCCGCTCAGCAGCACCGGCGCCACGCCCGCCATGGCAATTTTGGTCCGCGCGCCCTCGCCCATCGCCGCCGTCATCGACTCCGACGTCACGGTGCCGGGCGTGGTGGCCAGACTATAGGTTCCGGTCCCGCCTGTGCTGCCCGTTAGCTGCGATGCGATCACAAGGCCGGAAGGCACGCCGACGCCGCTCACCGTCATTCCGCTCGCCAGGGTCCCGCTGGCAACCGCGGAAACGGTGAGTGTAGCGCCGCTAACCGACCCGGTGAACGACACGTCGGACAGGGTGAGGGATGGAAATGCCGATCCCCAGGAATACGTGTTGGGCTGCGCGATCGCAATGCCGTTGACCGGCCCGGCCGTGGGCATCACGCCCATCGCTTGCAAGGAAATAAGCTGCCCCGACCGGCCGGTGAACACCGGGGTCGGCCCCTTGCAACCGGAAAATGTCACTTGCGCGCCGCTGACCGCGACTGCGCAATGCCAGTCTGTTCTGTTTCCGTAATAGGGCGCGCCAACCGAGGCGAAACCCCGAATGTCGATTACGCCGCGATCGATCGCATCGTTGACGTCCAGCGCGTTTTGCGCGCCGGTCGCGACCAGAGTAGCGCCGTCGAGCGCATGGCCGCTCAAGCCACTCCATTGCGAGACCGCGCTGATCACCGCGGGACTGCCTGTGACGCTGGAATCCAGCCGCACGCCCCCCGTAATTCCCGTGCTGGCCGCAGGAAAGGAAACACCGCCGATCGCCGCCGAAATCGCGCTGTTCATCGCGCTTGTGGTCGGGTAGGGCGCCAGCGCGGTGGTCAGGCCGCTGGAGGTCACATACCCCGCGAGAGTGGTCGCCAGAGCCGCCTGCGTCTCATAATTCCCGAGCGCCGCGGATAGTGCGGACTGAGTCTCGTAAGGTGCCAGAGCGGCGGCGATCGCGGCATCCATCGCGGTGGTCGTGGAATACCCGCCAAGTGTCGTCGCGAGCGCTGCCTGCGTTTCATAGGCCGCGAGCTGGCCGGCCAGGGTGGTGGCGGTCACGTAGCTTGTGAGCGTGGTGGAGAGACTGGCGGAGGTCACATAGGCCGCCAACGCCGTCACCAGCGCGGCTTGCGTCTCATACGGCGCCAACGCCGCGGTAATCGCAGAGTCCATGGCAGTGGTCGTGGAATACACGCTCAAAGTTGTCGCCAGCTCGGATTGCGTCTCATACGTCGACAGATCACTTGCGAGCGTGGCCGCAGTCACGTAGCCCGTCAGATCGGACGCGATCATGCCGCTGACTGACGTTGGTGTCGCGTAATAATTCCCCAACGCCGCCTCTAGCGCGGTTGCCGAGGTATCGACCGCCAGGCTGCTCTGCAACGTCGTCACCTGACCCTGCAAGGAGGCCACGGACGCCGTCAACGCGGGGTCCAAATGGTTTAGTTGCGCAAACGCAGAGCGCGCGACAACACCAGCCAGCAGCACCACCAGCAGAGGAAGACGAAAAATCATTGCGTTATTATCCTATGTCGCAAACGCCGTCGGCGAACTGGATTCCCGTCACCACGGTGCCGGAAGGCACCGGAACACCCTGGTTGACGGCCAGGCCGGTGAAATTGAGCCCGGTCGGCGGATAGAACATGCCCATCGATCCGGTCTGATTGACCCAGGTGAACGGTTTTCCAGCGATCGGCGGCGCGCCTTCCGCCGGCTCCGCGAGTGTCTGGAGGGGCATGCGGACGCCGGTGCCCGCGCTCGCGGAGGTGCTGCGCGTCCACTGCGCGGTCAAAACGGATGCGGTGATTGCGGTGTTGCCGGCAGGCTGTGTGAGGTCATCGATCGTGACCCCCGCGGTGCCACCGCCGCCCGCGGAAGCCAACGCCGTCGCCAGAGTTTCCTGCGTTCCGCCGGTCGGGGTCACCAGGCTCTCGGACAAATCTACGCCGGCAAGCAGCACCGCCGCTTGCGGTCCAAGCAAGACGGAGGTGTAGGACTGTTGCGTAGTCATTTGGATTGTTACCTGTTGCGTGTAGGTGCGGGTAATCCCGCCCCCGGTAATTCCCGCGGTGAGCATGAGGGTATAGGCCGCGTTAGGTGTGCCACCCCCCAGCATCGCCATTAACCAGCCGTTTTGCGCGTAAAGCGGCGCCGCGCTTCCCTGTTGCGGCGCGCCGATCATGATGAGCGCGCTATCGCCAGCCACCACTTCCAGCACCCCCGCAACCAGCGAGGCCGATGCGCCGTCCGACCCGTCGAGCAGCGCGCCCGAAAGATCGAACCAGTAATCGAGCGCATCGTTCGCGTTTTTGTTCGGCCACGCGGGAATTCCGTAGATCGGCCTGGCGGGGTCAAGCGTAATCGTTCTCGCGTTACTCGGCGAAAGGAGCGTGGTGCCGCTCATCACTCTACCATTCGATCAGCACCGCGCCGTCGCCGCCCGGGCCGCCCGGCGTGCCGTTCGCGCCGCCCGCGCCTCCCGCGCCGGGCCCGAGCCCGGACGCGCCATTGCCGAGAGAGCCGGACGCGCCTGCACCGCCGATAAAGTTGGGGAAGCCGCCCGCGCCGCCCATGTAAATCCCGCCGGACGAGGAGCCCGCGGTGCCGTCGCCGGCGCCCAGGGAGACGTCGCCGGCAACCAGCCCGCTCACGCTGCCGATATTGCCCCCCAAACCGAGCGCGGAGCCGGATGTGCCGCCCGTCCCGCCCGCGCCACCAGTGAGGCTGCGGCCGGCGAAGGTCGTGGTGCCACCTTGGGCGCCACCCGCGCCAGCAGCGCCCCCGGCCCCACCGGCGCCGATGCCCCCCGCGAGCACCTGACCCGGCACGACCTGCTCGGCGATGCGCAAAACCGATCCGCCGGCGCCGCCGCCTCCCGCCGCACTGGCCACACCACCACCACCACCACCCGCTGCGCCGCACAACCAGATTTTTACCGAATAAACACCGGCGGGCACGGTCCAGGTCATCGCGCCCTGCCCAAAATACTCCACACCATGAGGGATCGCCGCGATCGCGTTGGCGATCAGGGTCGGAATGCCGGTGATCGAGGAATTATTGGCGATATTCAGGTCGCCGCCATCGGCCGTGGCCAGATAGACCGCCGCGCCGTCCGACCAGATTTCCTTGCTCGAATATGCCAGAACCGTTGTTGGCGGGATTGTCCCAGGCGTCTCCGCGACATCGCCAGCTTGACCTGTGACTGCCACGCTCAATGGCTGGGCGGTGGCGTTGCGTAAAATGCCGCTCCACCCGGCCCCCGCCGGGAAATTCACGGTCACTGTTCCCGCCGGGGTTCCGTTGATGACAATGATCGCGCTGGCGTCGATCTGTGTGGTGGTCAGGGCGACGGTGTTCGATCCTTCGGGAATATACTCCGGCACGAAGATTTTATCGTTGATCATCACCCCGATCGCGGTCGCCACCTGGTTGAGAGTCACCGTGGAGAGTGTCAGCCCAGCCGCCGTGACTACATTGCACAACTCGTAGAGCACCATGTTCATGTCCGCGGCCCAGATTTCGCTGGGCAGCACAGGTGGAACTGCGGACGGATTGCCGCTGGTGCAATCGCCGACAGTCGCGGTGGAGATGGGCCGGTCGCCGCTGCCGAGAGCGACGACGCCAGGTGCGGTGGAAAATTGCATCGGATCAACCCGTAAAGTTGAAAATGACCACGCCATACGCCGGTTGATATTGCGTCACCCGGCAAATCAGCTCTGTCGCGCCCGTCTCCGGCGCGCGGACCGTGAGCTGCCACACGAACCGCCAACTCAGCGTGTAATATCGCGTGCCGTAGAAATCCCCATACCGCGCCGGCCGGAAGCGCGCGGTGGTGCAGCCCGGAAAACCCAGATTCGCCGCCAGGCTGATGAAGTAGGACGCAGACTGCCCCCCGGTTGCCTGCATTTTCGCCACCAGATCGGCCTGCTGTTGCGGCAGGGTGGGGGAAAGCGCGGAACAGCAATCCGGCAATCCGAAATCATACTGCCAGTTCGTCAACAATTGATCCGCCGTCGCGGGAACCATCTCCGTCTCAGTGATGTTTGAAACGTACGCGCGCAAGCCTGCGAACGCGTCCCCTACGCCGAAAGACAAACTCTGCGCGACCGCGCCGTAAGCGCTTCCCGGCGGCAGCAGCGACAGGAATTGCTGCGAAAAGTTCGGGCTGGTCAGATACGCTTGCGGATTACCGCTGGTAATCGCGCCGCTCATGTCACAGTGACCGTGCCAAGCACCGCGATATGACCTGTCGCGCTGACGATATCACCGACCGGCGCCGCAAGGTCGAAGGTGAACACACCAGCGCTGGTCGCGATCGCGGCCGAGATGACCTCCTGCGGCAGTGTGCCGCTGGTGGGAGTGCCATTGTTCTGGATCACGTTGCTGCCCGCCGCCGCGCCTCCAGGGGTCGTCTGGGCGAACAGGGACGCCAGGCTCGACTGGATATTCGCGGTGACGGTCGCGGTGGAATATCCGTTCTGGGTTACAAGATTGGTGATTGTGACCGCAATGGAGTCCTCCGCCAGCGCGAACGCGGAGAATTCTCCGATGCACGGTCCGGACGCGTTCAGCGCCGCGACCACATTGGTCAGGTCGGCGCCGGTGGGCAGGATACTGCCGGGGGCGCGGCTGTCATAGACCGGCGCCACCGCCACCGACCCAGCGCCATAAAGATTGGGATACACCCACGCACGGGTTACACCGGAAACTCCGAGTGTCCAGTTGAAGAAATCCTGCCGGTCGCCGCCCTGCGGTGTGCTTTGCGTGCGCGCCAGCACCCGCGCGCGCAGCAGCGTATCGCTTTCCTGATCCACCCCACCCGTCAAGCCCGGCGATGCAACGGTCGCCTGGCCGTTGATTCCCGGGACCGCGCTCACCAGCCCCATAATCGTCCCGGTGGGCAAATTCCCCGCGCTGCCGCCGGTAAGCGCATTCACCGCCACATTGACGCTGCCGCTGCTGCCCGTATTCCCGGCAGCGGCGGTGACGACGGAAAGCGTTCCGTCCTGGGTCTGCAGGATGGTGCCGGCGGGCAGCGCCGCATCGACCGACCCGGTGACCGTGACCGCCCCCGCCGACGCGATCGCCTGCTTGCGAAAAATCGCGTAGTCGTAGGCGCGCAAGTCCAAATATCCGCCCTGCGCGGTGGAGAGGAAAAAGTTGCTCGCCATTCGGTCCGCGTAGCCGTAGCTGATATTGAGCTGCTGCCCGAGCACCAGCCCGAACACCAGGGTATTCGCCACCGTCGCGGGCGTGGACGTGCCTTGCAGCCGCGCGCAAAGCTGCTGCTGGGTCTGCGTGATCAAACTGGGCAGCGTCGGCCGGTTGAGCGCCATGCATCTATCCCTGCGTCACCGATGTCACGCCCAGCGAAAAATTCCACGCCACGGTATAAATGGCCGTGGCGCTGCCCGACGGGCCTGGCTGCACGATAGCCACCGTATATTGCACACCCGTCGCACCAACGAACTGGAACGAGATATTGATCGCGCTCGCAAGGCCGGTGATTGTCATCCAGGCCAGCGCCTGCGCGATATCGGCCTGAATGATTTTCGCGGTGCGCTGTGTTTCGGTCATTCGCGTACGCAGCCAAAGTTTGCTGCCGAGGCGCATCGCGCTGCCGTCCGGCAGTGGCGGCAGATACGCATCCCCCCACCAGCCGCGCCGATTGCTGGACCCATCCGGGATTACGTCGTCGGGGTCCGCAAGGCGATCGCACAACAGGGAGAGGATGACACACGTGGTCAGGCCAGCATCGAGCGCCAGGTCCCCCTGCGGCGTCAGCGCCAGGTCGGCGCCGGTGCCGTCCGACAGCAAGGTCAGCGCGAAATCCATGAGTGTCCCATCAGGGGATCACGCGAACGCCGTTCGCGTGGTCAAGAGCCTGTCAGTTGATCGGAGGTCATTTGCTGGTCGGGGGGCGATCCGCCGGCATGAGTGTGGGTGTTAAACAATTGCATCATCGTCTCATTCACCAGTCTCAGCAAGTCGCCACCGAGCGCGGAAGACCATTTAAGCTCCGGCGCAGCGATCTGCACCGTAAATGTGGTATCGACAAAAACCCCATTCAGGCGCAGCAGAATCGTCTGGCTGGCGCGGCTCAACCCGCATTCTCCGGGCTGCAGATCACCCACCGAGTCCGCGGTATCGTCGCCGCCGATCGCCACCTTATGGCCGGATTGCCCCGCGATTTCGAGAATTAGCGGGTCCGCGGTGTCGGTCGGCAAAGGTCGCGCAACGTAGCCCGGCGGCAGCAACAATTCCACCGCGCCGAATTCTTCCTGATCCAGCCCCTGCACCTGCACGATGGTGCGGCCTTGCACCGAGCTGGTTTGGAATTTCCCGCGTGTCACCACGCCGCAAAGCCGGTGCCATAGATTCATATGCCGCCGGCTCCGCTCCAGTCGTAGCCTACGGTCTTTTTCCCGCGCTTGGTGTGGATTTTGACCGCGCCAGGCTCGGGTGTGTAGCCCTCCACCGGCCCCAACGTCAGTTCCGTGGTGCGGCCCTCGCGATCATTGGCCGTCATGCGCAGCCGCGCGATCAACAAATCCTGCGAGAGCTGCAAAAAAGGCGCGTTGACGGTCGCAAGCAGATTATCCCACCACAACGCACCGCTCGCGGTCTGGCGCCACCCTTGCACGGTAATTTCCGCCTGGGAACTGCGGCCGGCCGCGTAGTCGCACTCCCACTGCGCGCGCTGCTGCATCCCTTGCTGGCTCAGCTGCGATTCCGCAATCGACACGTGCGGCCGATAGCGAGGGACCGCGCTATCGGCCACCACCGCGCGCAGTGCGTTTTGCACAGGGGTCACCGGCTCGCCATCCTGGTAGGATGGCGCGGTGCTTCCGAGCGCGTTTTGCCCCTTGACGATGTATTCGGAAAACCGACGTTCAGTGGTCAGCAAGCCCCGCGCGCTGAGGATATTCTGACCCTGGACGAGCGCGGTTGCCGCGCGCGTTGTGCCAGCGCTGGTCAAAACCAGCCGGCCCTGCGCGTCGTCCGTCAACAGCACGCCAGCCAGCTTCCCCAGCCGGCCGAGAAAGCTGAATGCGGTTTCGCCGCGCTGCAGCGTCACATCCTGCAGAGGGAATTGCAGGGTGGTGGCGCCCTGGGCTTGCACGGAGACCGTAATCCCAAACGGTTTGCAAATCGCGCTTGCAATTGCCGAAAGAGTGTAATTCCGGAATTGACCAGATGCGATATCGGGGCAGCATTCCACCAAATCCTGGGTGATGGAACACACACTGACGGTTAGTTTATGATCGGTGGGGGAGAATTCCGGTTCAACGTGCTCAACGTATCCCGTCAGGATCGTTTCGCTATTGATTTTGACCGCTGCAGACTGCCAGCGGTCGATTGGCCAGGGTGCCGATTGCGCCTGTGGATTAACCGACACCGTGAAAGTCGCTGCGCTCACCATCCGATCGATCGCCCGTTCAAAGGTGAATGCGGTCCAGCCGGTATATTGCGTCCCCGCGATAAAAAGCGCCGGCACGTCCGTGCTTTGCACGCCACTCATACCGTCGCCGCCACCGCCAACCCGGTCAACGGCATGAATCCCGGGTCGTAAGTCGCGCTATTGTTGAGCGCGAAAAGCGCATCCGCCTCAGTTGCATCCGAATAGAGCAGTTGCGCCAGAACGCAGGCCGGAAGGCTCCCCGCCACCACGTACGTCACCAGCGCAGGGAGTTGCTGGATGCGCGCATTGAGGTCGGTCAGCGCGAGGCCCGTCAGCCCCATCCACGCGGCCGTGGCGCCGTCATCGCCCGCCGCCGCTGCCGCGTCCGTCTGCGCGTCCAGCAGACCCAGCAGCGTGCTGGCGGCGGTTGCGGCCGCCTGTGCGTATGGAAATTCCGTGCTCGCAAACACCTGACATGTCGCCGCGACCGCCGCGCCCTGCACCAAGGCCGTAAATTGCGCCACCATCGCATTTTCGGCTTGCGCTTGCAATGGAGTCGCATTGGTCACGCCGGAGGCGTACGTCGAGTAGTCCGCCAGGCCATAGCTCGGGTCGGATGGCGGCGTGGTGACCAATCCCACCTGGCCAGATACGGGGTCCGACGTCGCTTCGGTGCCGGCATTGTTCGCGGCGGCTGATGCTGCCGCGAAAAACACATCGGTCACCGCCACAGCGACCGGGTCCCCGGTCGCCCCGGTCACCACACTGGTAACCGGCCCCGCGCCTGCGCCGGCCGAGGAAACCAGGCCGGCGATTTGCGTGCCGATTTGCGACACGACTCCGACCGGGAGGCCCGTTAGGGAGGCCGCGAGCCCCCCCAAATAAGTCTGCGCCGCGCCCAGCAGAACGCCAGGGTTCGCCGCGATCGCCGCGCCGATCGCGTAATCGTTCACCGCCGCCTGCGCCCAGCTCCCCACGCCGGACAGAAAGGAACTTTGCGTGTCGATCAGCGCAGCGGGGGTGCTGGTAACGCCCGAGTCGACGAATTCCAGGTCCCAGTAGGCGGAATTTCCCGCTTCACCCTCGCTGAGGGTCGCGGTGGCGCATAAGACCGTTACCGAGCCAAGAAAAGGGTGCACCAGCGTTCCGGTGCCAGGCGCGTCGAACGCCGCCTGCAGCGCATCCCGCGCCGGGAAATAGGAGATGGACGGAGAGCCGACGACATAAGCGCGAAGCCGGTAGGTGATCTGCCGGCGACCCATATCCTCCGCGCTTCCCACGTCGCGGAACGGATATTCATGCGCCGCGACCCGCCTTCCGCCCGCGCGCTCATGCGAGCGGATCAGGAACGGCACGCCGCGGAACGATGCCTGCTGGTAATCGGCCAGCCACGGCGCATTCGCGATGTCCTGGAGCTGGCCCAGCGAGGACAATGCGGCGGATGCGTCGAAGGACGAAGCGGAATAGCTCATCCTTTCCCCCAACCCCGCCGCGCCGCCTGCTGCTCGATGCGCAAACCCATGTAGACACGGAAATTTTCCCGCACCACCTTATAGACGCGCGACCGGTATTCCATGCGCGCGGAATACTTTTCCGAGGAAACAAAACTGAGCACGCGCAAATATGTGCCGCCCGCGAGACGCATGAATACCCCGCCCGGACCGCGCCCGCCCGGACCGATCCGGTTGAGCAGAAAATACCCGCTACTGGAGTTAAGCCCTTCGCGCCCCAAGCCCTTTTTCAGCCGGGCAATTTTCTCGTTTCGGTTGATCGCGGCTGCGATCACCCGGCGCGCATAGCCCGCGGGGATGTTCCCATACGCGTCCAACTGCAAGCCCTTCCCTGGCGCCAGCAGCGCGTTACCCTTCCCGCCCGCGCTCATCTGCGGCGTGCGCGTGCCGCCGGTGTCCTCCAGGAGCAGGTATTTTGCCTGTATATCCTTTACTCGCAGCTCCGCAGTCATGGAGGTTTTCGTCGCGGGCACCGTAACCATTCCGTTGAGGGTAAACGGGGTGGGGCGGTCAAAGATAATCGGGAATTCCTTGACCAAGTGCGCTTTTGCGTCGACCGCGCAATCGGTTATCGCCGCAGCAGCCGCGTAGGGTAATATCCAGCGCTGCGCCTTTTCCAGTTGCAGTCCATATCGCATGTAATCGGACCGGACCGAGACACGTATCATCCCGGCGCGCCACCCCACGCCGCCCCCCGATCCTTTCGCACTACATTTGTGCTTGCGCTGCCTGTCGTGCTCGCACGCACCTGTGCGTTTTGCGGCAGTCCATTAAGGTTGATGTCGATTTTTGTATGCGCCTGAACGCCGCCCGCGACGCTTCCGGAGGCCGCAGCTACGCTGGCCAGCGGGCTCGGCAGATGTAAATGCGAAGTGGAAATGGACGGCGCCAGGTGCCTGCCACCGCCCAATTCCGCATGGCCTTGGTTTATGCCAAGGTATCTCGCGGCATCTCCGATCGCGCCACCCACAGCTTGCAGTATATTCCAGAGCCGCTCGAAAACATCGATAACACCTTCCCAGGCGATTTTCACCAGGTCGGCGGCGCCGGCGAAAGGGACAGCGATCGCAAGCACGATTTTCGCCCCGACCGAGAGCCCTTCATACCATTTTTGCTGCCGCTCCATCCAGCCAAAGAAATCGTGAAACCGGTCGGAAAGCCATTTCCAGTGGTTCCAGATTTCATAAGCTGCAGACCCCAACGCCAGTAGTCCGCCTATGACCACGCCCACCGGGTTCGCCATCAGCGCGAAATTGAAAGCGAACATCGCGCCTTCCCCCGCGCCTATCGCGTAGACGAATTCACCGATCGCGCCGATTACCGGACCGATCACCGCGCTGCCGAGCTCCTTCATCACTCCGAGTGTTTCCAGGATTTTAGCGGTCAACTCCGCACCCAACGCCAGCGCGACACCTCCCAGCGCGTTCTGCAACCCGCCGAACCGCGCGACCAGGTCGCTGATTCCATGCGCAAAACCGGTCACGTCCTGGACGATATCCCCGAAATGGAGATGACCCACCCAGGTCGCGAGCCGCCGCACCGAGCCGGCGATGTCGGTCGCAATCCATTCCCGGTTCGCAGCAATCCAATCGCTGGTCGCGTCGATGATGGGCCGCAGGACCGGCGCCAGTTTCGCCGCGATCGCGTCCTCAAAGCCACTGACAGCTTCCTGCGCTTTCTTCATGGCCTCGCCATACGCGGTCAGCGCGTGCACATCCTCTTCGCTGTCGATGCGACCAAATTTTCCCGCCTCTTCATTGAGTTCCGCCAGTTTTTTAGGGCCAAGCATCAAGAACGGGAGCAATTCCTGCCCCGACCGCTGACCGAACAGAACCCAGGCCATTTGCGCGCGCATCGCCGCGGTTTTGGTGTGCTCGAACGCGGCGGAGAGGTCCGTAAGCAACCGCATCGGGTCTTTGAGGTCAACCTTCGGGATTTTCAGATGCGCGAACAAGCTGGTCGCCGCCTTGTTTCTGCTTCCCTCGCCCACCACTCGGTTGAGCGTTTCCATGCCCATGCGCAGCCGATCGACCGGGGTATCGGTCATTTTCGCCGCATAGGAAAGCTGCTGCATCTGCTGCGTGGTGACGCCGGTGATTTTCGCCGTCCGCTCCAGCTGCTCCGCGGCCTC